ACACCGTGAACGATGAGACCACGCTGAAAGCCGGCAAGCTCTACATCGATTACGACTACACCCCGGTGCCACCGCTGGAGAACCTGATGTTCCGCCAGCGCATCACCGACCGCTACCTGGCCGACTTCGCCAGCCAGATCAACGCATAACGGAGGGATGACCGATGGCACTGCCACGCAAACTGAAGAACATGAACCTGTTTAACGATGGCCTCTCCTATGTCGGTGAAGTGGGTGAAGTGACCCTGCCGGTACTGGAACGCACAATGGAAGACTGGCGGGGTGGCGGTATGAACGGCCCCGTCAAGACGGATCATGGCCAGGAGGCCTTGTCCATGGAGTGGACCTGCGGAGGGCTCATGGACGATGCCCTGCGTCAGTATGGCATTACCACCCACGATGGCGTTCAGCTGCGCTTTGCCGGTGCATACCAGCGCGATGACAGCGGCGACGTTGATGCCGTTGAAGTGGTCGCGCGCGGCCGTCACAGCAAGATTGAAATGGGCACCGCCAAGCCTGGCGAAGGCACCGAATTTAAAGTCACCTCAGAACTGAGCTACTACAAGCTCAGCATAAACGGTGAACCCGTGATCGAGATCGACCTGATCAACATGGTTGAAATCGTCAACGGGGAAGACCGACTCGCAAACCAGCGCCGCGCAATCGGCCTTTAATCATCGACGTTGGCCGGTCAGCTGCAACTGCCCGGCCCTTTTCACTGCAACGGGATGCACACCATGAAAACCGAAAAATCTGATCTGGACCTGAACGAAGTCACCACCACAGCCAAAGAGCTGCCGCCCTACTCCGTCATGCTCGACGAGCCGATCAAGCGCGGCGAGCAGATCATTAACACCATTACCCTGCGCAAGCCGAAATCAGGCGAGCTGCGTGGCCTGAGCCTGCAGGATGTGCTGCAGCTGGACGTGAACAGCCTGAAAAAGCTGCTGCCGCGCATCAGCCACCCCACCCTGACCGAGCAGGATGTAGACAACATGGACCCGGCCGACCTGACCGCCGTAGGCACGGAGCTGGTGGGTTTTTTCGTGCAGAAGCAGCGCAAGGAAGAAGCGTACCTGTAAGCGTGGACGAAGCCATGGCGGACATCGCCATGGTGTTCCACTGGCGGCCCTGCGACATGGCCGACCTGGAACTGGTTGAACTGATGGACTGGCGAGAACGGGCGCGCAGGCGCTGGGAGGGTGATTCCGGCGGCACGTAACAGCAACAGGAGCGTGAATTTGCTATGATGACCACACACCCACACAGGAGCCGGAACCATGGCGCACCTGATCATCTGGACACTCGTAGCACTGCTGCTGTTCATGTGCTTCGGCGCACTGTACGGCGTTGGCTCGCTCATCGGCACTGCGCTGCGCAACGTGTTCGGGAAACCCCAAGACTGATTCACCCTGCAGAGGCGCGCCGCCATGGCGCGTGATCTGCGCGTCCAGCTCATACTGGACACCATCAACAAAGCCAGCGCACCCCTCAAAGCCATTACCCGCGATGGCGGCAAAACGGCTGAAGCCCTGAAGGCCTCGCAGCAGCAGCTGAAAACCCTCAAGCAGCAGCAACAGGATATCTCCAGCTTTCGCAAGCTGGAGTCAGCGACCCGTGATAGCGGCAACGCCCTGCGTGCACAGCAGCAGAAAGCGGCTGCACTGGCACGCGAACTGAAAAGCACGGCCACCCCTACCAAAAAACTGCAACGCGAATTTGAGCAAGCCAGCGCGACGGCCCGAAAACTGAAAGACGCCCACCAGGGCAACCAGCACAAACTGCAACAGCTGGGCCAACAGCTACGCCAAAGCGGTATCCATACCGACCGGCTCGACCGTCACCAGAACAGCCTGCAGCGGCAAATGCGGCAAGCCAACGGGACCATTGATGAACAGAAGAAGAAACTGGCTTCGCTGGCTGCTGAGCAGCAAAGGCTGAACGAAATCAAGGCCAAGGCCGATAACATTCGCGGCAGCGCCATGACGCTGGCAGGGCACAGCGCCGTGGGGCTATACGGCGGCCAGAAAGCACTGGGCGGCATGTTCGGCATGATGGGAGACGGCATTGAGTTTGACTCTGCCATCAGCGAGCTGCAGGCCGTCAGCCGACTGTCAAAAGACAGCGAGGAACTGGCGGCTCTGCGCAGCCAAGCGCGTGATTTGGGTGCGGCAACGGCCTTTAGTGCTACCGAAGTGGCCGCCGGGCAAACCTTCCTGGCGCGTGCAGGCTTCTCAACCAATGCGATCACCAACAGCATGGGTGACATGCTGGCACTGGCTACCGCCAACGGCACCGAACTGGCACGCACCGCCGATATCGCCTCGAACATTGCCGGTGCCTTTGCCATTGACCCTGAGGCCGAAGGCGCCATGACGCGGGTAGCCGATGTACTCTCTGGCACCGCCTCACGTGCCAACGTCAACCTGGAGATGCTGGGCGAGACGATGAAGTACCTGGGCGGCTCGGCTGACCTTGACTACACGCTGGAGCAAGCCGCTGCCATGTCCGGCGTGCTGGGCAACATCGGTATTCAAGGCAGCCAGGCAGGCACCACGCTGCGCGCCATGATGAACCGGCTGACTGCACCGGCCAAAGCCGGGCGTAATGCCATGGACGCTATAGGGCTATCGGTAACAGACGCTGAGGGCAACCTGCGCGCCATGCCCGACATTTTGCGCGATATCAACAATGCCACACAGGACATGGGCAACGCCGAGCGCAAGAACATTCTGCAGAGTATTTTCGGGGCCGAGGCAGGCTCCGGCATGGCCGAGCTGGTCGCCAAAATGGGTGATGGCGCACTGGATTCACTGCTCAATGAGCTGCAAAACGTACAGGGCGAAAACAAGCGCATGGCCGCGACCATGGCTGACAACGCAAGCGGCGATATCAAGTCGCTCGCCTCTGCGTGGTCCGATGTAAAAATCACGCTGTTCGAAACCAATAACGGCCCGCTGCGCGGCGTGATTCAGAGCATCACCAGCGTAGTGCGCGGCATTGGTAGCTGGATGAACGAAAACCCCAAGCTCACTGCAACGCTGGTTACGGTTGCCGCCGTACTGGCAACGGTTGTCACCACACTGGGCGCACTGGGGCTGGCAGCCAGCACAGTCATGTTCGGCATCGCCGGTCTAATGAAGATGGCGCCCCTACTGGGCATGTTCAAAGCACTCGGGCCTGTACTGCTGACGCTGGGCAAGGTTGCCCTTCCGCTGGTGGCCGGTGGCATCAAGACGATCACAGCCGCGATGGTTGCCAACCCGATCGGCATTGCCGTCGCCGCGATCGCCGGTGCCGCCTACCTGATCTACCGCAACTGGGAGCCCATCAAGGCGTTCTTTGTCGGTATGTGGCAGCAGGTGAAAGAGGCGTTCAGCGGCGGTATCGCCGGAGTCGGCGCCCTGCTGCTCAACTGGTCCCCGCTCGGGCTGCTGTACAAGGGTATACGCGCCGGGCTGTCACAACTGGGTATTGAGATGCCCGCCCAACTGAGCGAGGTATTCAGCAAGGCACTCAGCGCAGCCGGTCAGCTGCTTCTCAACTGGAACCCCATCAGTTTGATGTATACCGCCATTCAAAAAGGCCTGGGGCTGATGGGTATCGAGCTGCCCGCCAAGTTCACCGAGTTTGGTGGCAACCTGATTCAGGGGCTGATCAACGGTCTGACCGGCGGCATTACGCAGGTGAAGGACAAAATCACCAACATCGCCGCATCCGTATCGGGCTGGTTCGCAGAAAAGCTGGGCATCCACTCCCCCAGCCGCGTGTTCGCCGCGCACGGCGGTGATGTGATGGGCGGCCTGCAGCAGGGGCTGGGGGACGGCGAAGGCGGTGTCAAAGAGCGGATACTTAGCCTCGGCAGCAACCTGATCGCCCAGGGAAAAGAGATTGCAGGCAGGCTGGGCCAAGCCCTTGGCAACCTAAAAAACAGCGCCTTGGATAAGCTCAATACCGCAGGTGGGTGGCTGCGGGCACAGCTGGGCTTTGAGCAACCTGAGTTGCAACCGGCAGGGGCTGGTGGCGGCATCCAGTTTGACAACCGCCCTGCTTTGCAACCACAACAGGCAACACCTACCAGCAACAGCCTTAGCATTGGCGAGATACACGTCCATGCCGCACCTGGCATGGATGAACACGCCGTTGCACGGTTGGTTGCTAACGAAATTCAACGTCTGCATGAACGCCAAAGTGCGTCTTCACGCTCACACTTCAGTGATGAGGACTGACCATGTTGATGTGCCTCGGCCAGTTTGTATTTGGCATAGATACTCTGAGTTACCAGCAACTGCAACGCCAAAATAGTTGGCGGTGGGCTGCAAACAATCGGGTGGGGCAACGCCCAGCACGACAGTTTGTTGGACAAGGTGACGACATGATCACTTTGAGTGGATGGATTGCACCCGAGCTGAAAGGTGATGCGACATCAGTCGATCAGCTACGCATGCTGGCTGACGAAGGGGAGCCTCAGGTTTTGGTCGACGCCACCGGTACAGTGTATGGCCTTTGGGTGCTTGAGGGGCTAACCGAGACAGGCACGTTACACCGCATAGACAGTAAGCCACGCCGCTTGGAGTTTTCTCTAACTATTGCCCGGGTGGATGATGATCAGATTGATCAGGCAGGCATGATAACGAGTGCACAGGACCTGCAATGAAGCGCATCAAACCCAGCTATCGTTTGGTAGTAAATGGCCAGGATATTACGCCCAAAATCAACGGCCGACTGGTCAGCATGACATTAACTGATGAGCGAGGTGATAAAGCCGATCAGCTGGATGTGACCCTGTCTGACTACGACGGCAAAATGCCTATCCCGCCGCGGAGCGCCGAGATACAGGTATGGATTGGCTGGGAAGAACAGCTCACCTACAAGGGGCTGTATACCCTGGATGAAGCCATGCATTCAGGCCCGCCCGATGTTGTGACACTGCGCGCCCGCAGTGCCGACTTTATCAGTCCGCTCAAGCAGAAACGGCAGCAGAGCTGGCACCAGAAAACTCTGGGTGAAATTCTCGGCACCATCGCCGGCCGCAGCAGCTTGAGTGCCGTGGTACACCCATCCCTGGCGGGCAAAATGGTGGAGCACATTGACCAGACCGACGAATCAGACCACAACCTGCTACTGCGCCTGGGCCACCGCTGGGATGCCATGCATGCCATCAAAAATGGCAAGCTGCTGTTTGCCCCTGCAGGGGATGGCAAGACCGCCGGCGGCACACCGCTGCCCAGCGCCACGATTAAACGCCAAGACAACGATACCCACGAGTTCCGGGCAGCCGATCGCCCGAACAATTACACCGGCGTGCAGGCCCATTGGCATGATGTAGAAACCGGCGAACAGATGACAGAAACCGCCGGCAGCGCCGCAACTGCCAAGGTGCTGCGGCACCAATACCCCACACAGGAGGAAGCCGCATCAGCCGCTGCAGCGGAATGGCGTGGGCTCAACCGGGCACTATCAAAGCTGACGGTGAACCTGGCCAAAGGGGATGCAGGGCTGCTGCCTGAAATGCCGGTGACGGTGGTGGGGTTTAAACCGCAGATTGATGGAACGGACTGGGTAATGGAGCGGGTGGTACACTCGCTGAATGACTCCGGATTTACCACGCGGTGTGAGATGGAGGTTAAGGGTTAGCCAGTGGGCACTTCACCCGTCTCCAATAACTGCAAAAACTGCTCGTAGCTGATCACCTCAACCCCCAGCTCACGCGCCTTTGACAGCTTACTGGGGCCTGCTGTCGGCCCCGCAACCAAAAACCCCAGCCGGGCACTGAACGTAGACTTGATCAGCCGCATGTCGTGCTGCTCCGCCAATGCCACAGCGTAGGGCTTCAGCGCCTTGCCAAGCCCGGTGAACATCACGCTGATGCGGCCGTCATCTTCCAGGGGCCGTCTGATCGTTGGGTCACGGTATGGAATATCACGGCCGCTCACTGTTTTGATCCAGGTATCGCGGTCGATCGGCTGGCCGGTGTCACCCTCAACGGCCAAGACACGGTCAAAACGGAAGGTGCGCACGGCATGTGCCTTGTGGCAGATCGCCTCGAAGCGTTCGTCGTCTGTGGATCGGATCTCGACGCTGCGGCGGGTGGTGTTCCCGCCGAGGTCGGTATAGGTGATGGTCACAACCTGCGTGTCAGTCATATCAGCGCCCCGGCGGTTCAAGGTGTTGAAGAAAGCCTGTTACTGTATGTTTTCGATGTTCGTCCACAGAACAACCGCCTGATCACCAACGTAAGCACGGACCTTGGCAGTCCCCCACGATGTATCCAGGACAGAGATCGGGACGCCGGCTTTGGTCATGATGCACCCGTTGCTCATCAGATAGTTGATTGCCCTTTCATCATTGTTAACAGCCGCACTGGTCAGCTGATCAAATAGGTCTTCTGCAATACAGGCACCATAGCCACCCTTAAGGGTTTTAGCCTGACTTGGCTGGGGCTCAGTCTTTTCGGCGGCTGTGGGATCAGGTGTCTTTTCAGGCTCACTATCACCGCTCAGCCATATCCATAAACCTGCAATGATCACGACCAAAATAATGGCACCAACAAGCTGGTCCTTGGCAGTTATCGTCGGGTTTTTCACCCCACAATGCGGACACACTTTGGCTTTGCTCGATACTTCCTGTTTGCATTCCTTACACTTGGCCATGGCCATAACGGCACTCCTTTACTGTTTTGGATTCTGGTTTCACGAGACGCGATCTGTGCGGTTCCGCAAGCGCATTGAAAGCCGCTTCGAGATGGTCCTTTTGTTGATTATTGGCGCTGCGGTAGTTCTGGATTAAAGCCGCCTCACGGCTGCTCAGCGCGGGCTTTACGCCCGTCAGTACATAATTGACATCAACTCCCAGGCTGGCAGCGCGTGCCAAAAGGTCTGTTGGTAGGCGTTGCTTAAAGCTCAATACATCGTGAAGTCGGTATGTCTTCACATCGATACGCCTGGCGATCTCAGCGATGCTGAGCCCCTGCTTGCTGATCTCTTCAGCAAACCGTTCAGTGATGGCGTGTGCTACTGCTGTCTTAGAACGTCCCTGTTCCATGTCGTCATTCCTTTTTTGGTTACATCAAATGTTCAGCCCTGGCTGAAATTTTTTTCCTGTTTGGTGCCAGCGGACATCACCTCGCTGACTCTGAAGACCGCCTCGCGCTGCTCGTCGCAGAGGTGGCGGTAGTTGTCCAGTAGTGCGGATTCGTCAGGCTTCAATGGGTCCGGTTCACCAGCCCGCTCACCAGTCAAGATGTAGAGCACGTCGAAGCCGTTTTTTGCCAGTGAAGAAAGTTGCACACCAGTTGGTGATGAGTCGCCTTTTTCCCACGCGATAACCGTTCGTCTGGTCGTTCCGACCAGTTGAGCTAAGTCAGGCTGGCTCAACTCTTGAGCTTCACGCTCCTGTTTCAAACGACTGCCAAGATCACTCATGAAAAATTTTTCACACCAATCTATTGACGTGTGAAGAAATCTTCACCATCATTACACACAACAAAGGTTAATAACCTTTCCAAACGCCCTAACCGCCAAGTAAAGGACGAACAATCATGAACACCAACACAGCTACACCGACAGACCGCCAAGACATATTCAGCTGGGATCAGTTGAGAACCAACTACAACCCGGCGCGTCGTATCCAGGCCATCGTTTCTACAACAACAAGCACTGCGGAAACGTCAGGCCTTGGGGCCGAAGTGCAAGACGACAGGGAGCCAATGAGGCTCACTGACGGCCACCCTTTCTACCGTAACGGGAAGGTCTGGTATCTCGCCCCGTTCAAAGCAGTGCACAAGCCAGCCCGCCGTTTCTGGCCAAATCAAATTCTCGCGAATGAGGGCTGTAATGGCTTCACTGGCTTCCTCGCTGATCCAAGGCCAGACGATCAGCTCGGGACAGGGACCGAAGCTAAGTTCGAGAACGCCTCGAAAGCCCGGGATATCCCGATCCATCGCTACAAATGAAGCGTTTCCTTCACGCTTTAGATACTCAAATATCGCATCGCGCATAACAGCTCCTTGCCCTGATTCCGTTCATAACCGTTATTAACAGTTAATAGGATTATACCCATGAAAGCCACAACTGCCACTCATCGACCTAACAAGCGACCGCTGATGGTTTCAGTGGTGCTGAAACCTGACGAGCTTGCCCGCTTGAATGCACTGGCCGAAGACGAGGTGCGCACCAAGTCCAGCATGGCGCGCCTGCTGATCAACGAGGCGATTGAAGCCCGCGATACGGCGACTGCCTCTTAACCTACGGCCACTACCCACGTCTGCCACGGGGCCTTGTCCCGATCAACAGGCATGAGGACATACCCATGAAAAAACGACACACCGACCACGGCGGCATTCTCAGCCCGCTGATGGCCTGCTACCACGCGGCCCATGACTACCCCGGTGGCCTGCCGGTATTGGCATCGTTGCTCAACAAACCGTTGGGCACGTTGCAGAAAAAGCTGAACCCCAATGTGGACACCCACCTGCTCACACTGGAAGAGGCCGCGCACATCCTGCGCATTACCAAAGATGCCCGCATTCTTGATGCACTGGGTGCAGAGGGTGACGCCGTATGGTTCCGCCCCGATGAGGTGCCCACCGCACCGGCTGACCTTGATGTACTCAGCAGCAGTACCTGCCTGATGAGTCGTGCCGTGTCGGTCATTGAGGAATTTGAAGACGCCCTGGCCGACGGGAAGATCGACGCCGAAGAGCGTGCCCGCCTCAATGAGCGCTTTATGCGCCTGAATCAGGCCGCCCAGCATGTATCCGAAACCGCCCGCCAGTTTGAAGACGAGAAGGAGTAACGCCATGAAAAGCCCTATCCATATTTCTATCGCCTTTGGTGATGCCATCCTGCCGGTGATCGACTGTGAAGACGGTCATCAGCGCGTGCCGTTGAAACCGATCTCGGATCAGATCGGCCTCAACTGGACCAGCCAGCGCACGAAAGTCACACAGAACAACTATCTGAACCAGCGTTTGGGTGTAAATCTGGTACCCGTTAAGGGGTACCAAGATGGCCAAAAAGAGGGTCGAAAGCCTCAAATTTGCATCCGAATCGACCGGGTAACGACCTTTTTGAACAGCTTAAACCCAGAAAATATCCGCGGCATGGGCAACCACGACGCCGCCGACTGGCTGGAAGCCAAGCACTCCGAATGGGATGACGCCCTGCACCACTACGAAACGGACGGCTTCGCCATCAAGGAAAGCCAGGATGCACGGCAGCTGATCAACACCCTCTCTCAGATCGACCGCATCAAAGATCCGACCATCAAGCGCATCGCCGCCCAGAAGGCGAATGCGGCCTTCGCCATCGAGATCCCCATCGGCAACCAGAAGGCCATGGACGTTTAAACAAGGAGTTCCACCATGAGCGGAAGCGTCTACAAACTCCGGTGCCCGCACTGCCATCACGGCCTGCGTGTGCGCAACTCAGTGGCCATGCATCCCCTGTTGCGGTCCACCTATTTGCAGTGCACCTACGTGGGCTGTGGC